TGTTCTTCAAGTGATCAAAGAAAACGGATTCACTTCTTACTCAAATTCTGCAGATTATGTTGACGCCTGAGCTAAACAAGTATAAGGAATCATACAATCAAATGATTGTATTGTTAACCGAGTATCATAATAGACATCAAGACTTTGTCAACAATGTTACTCACATGGGTGCAATAGATTTGCGTAGGACCATGAAGAAGATTATGGCTACTAATAAACTACTAATTAAAGGTACCCGAGACGCAGAAGCTGAGATGGTTTCAAACATCAAAAGCATGCGTCGGGCTAGACGAGAAGCAAAGAAGAAAAAATTAAATGACATGGCTATATCAAAATCAAATAGTGGAACAACTCCCTGAAGATTGCATTGGCTTTGTTTATATCATCACTAATAATATCACTAATAGAAAATACATAGGCAAAAAATTAGCAAAATTTAGTAAAACGACCTACAAGACTGTAAAGTTAAAGAACGGCACTAAGAAGAAAAAGAAAATCAGAGGCAAAATCGACAGCGACTGGCAAACATATTATGGATCAAACATCGAATTAAACAAAGATGTTGAAACATTAGGCAAAGAAAACTTCACTAGAGAAATACTGTATTATTGCAAAAGCAAATCGGAATGTAGTTACATTGAGGCCCGCGAACAATTCGACCGCAAAGTACTAGAATCTACAGACTACTATAATGGACATATACAGGTCCGTGTTCATGGCTCCCACATAATCAAGAAAATTTAGGCTCCTTAAACGGTAACAGCAAGCGCAAGCTAATTTCGTGCGCCCTAGACCTGGATCTCGGATCACAGGGATGGAAATCTCTCGCCGTTAAGAGTACTCAATCAGTATCCTTTACAGGACCAAGATCGCAAAAGGCCGCGGTTTGATTGTTTGAAGATATAGAAAAAGGCAAGAAGGAAGGGAGAAAAACCCTGGATATACAAATGCGTTAGTGTGCATCTGTATATTGCCGTTGAATGAAGACGGAGCTCGTGGTACCGGTCAACCGCCACTGTAACGCTCTAACACTAAGTGACTGTTCGAACTCGGATAATGTCATTTTTTCGCCCTGTGCGGGCGAAGTGTGACCAAGGAATCTGGATAATACTTAAACATCTACGATGTTAAAAATGCTCTGAGTGTTAACGAAAGAGCAAACGAACGCAGTTCGTTTATAAATAAAAGATAATAAACCTAAGGAATTCCTTGTATGCGTATAAATGAACTAATATTAGAAAATCAACAATTAGATGAACTGAGCTTTGCCGGAGGTATTGGAAAAGTTGCATCTGGGGTTGGTCAAGCTGTAGGTGGTATTAAAGGTGCTTACCAAGGAGTTAAGCAACAATACGCTCAAGGAAAGCAAAAAGGACAACAAGGTGCATTTAATGCGGTTACAGGTAATGGTCAACAACAGCCTGCTCCTGCTCAAAATACTCAAGCAACTACTCCAGCAAATGGAGCCGCACCTAATGCTAATACACAACCAACAGCAACACCTGCTCAAAATACACAACAAGCAAATCCTCAAGATGCAGATGATGGTAGAATTGAACCAACATTAGATCCTGAACAAGGCCAGCAACAAGCCGCGCCTGCTCCGACTGCAACACAGGCACCTGCAGGTAACACTCGCGCTAGAATGGGTGCTCCAGAAGGTCGTAAAGCAGTTGATCAAGCTGTAGCCACTGTCAAACAGGTTCGTGGTGATCGTAGAGCACAGGTAGTAAACTACGGTAAGCAACAGTTTGATGCACTAGCGGGTGTGCCCACAGCAGAAAGTCGTGTAGGATATCGCAGTCGTTTCTTAGATATGGATATTTAAAAGAAAGGCATTCCGCTTTCTTTGGCTGTTTCTAAATTACTTTCTATAATTTTAGCCAGTATATCTCTATCTTCATTGGTCAGCATTAGGCTTTCACTATAAGTTAGTCCGCCTCTCATAAACCAACAAAGCCTAAATAGATCGTCTTTTATGGCTTTTACACTATTATCGTACTCTAAAACAACACCATCAATTTCTGATGTGCTACAGTGTAAAAGCCTTATACGAAAAAAGTTGAAGCATCAAACACTAGAGGAATTTCTACAGTTTCTCCAGTAATGCCCTGTGCTTTCATATCTTCACTAACAGGTACATTAATTGGTTTAACTGTATTTTGTTCTCTTAGAGTTTCTAAGTGATCTTGAATTTTGTTAAACATGTCTTTGTCCATGTTGTCCACAAATTCTTTGATGTAATCAGGATCTTCAGTTGAACCTAGACTAGAATCTACCCTATAGATGCTGGCACCGATCATGCCTATTGTTGAATCTGTTAGTCGACTAAAACTTTCTTTGAACATCTTTAACTTGTCATCTTCGGTTAAAGTTTCGTTGTTGGCAATCTGCATGATCTTTTGAGTTTCAAATGTCTGTAGAGCAGTAGCAGTGATCTGTTTATAATTCAATGGTCGTACAAACACAGTCAGTTGATCGTTTACAGATACCACAGGATCCCAACCAATTTGATGCATTAGTGTGTCCATGATCATACGCAGGTCAACTTGGTAGTCCATGGCAACGTCACCAAATTCTAACGGAGTGGTCATTTTTTCACCGTAGGTTGCCAGACGAATAGCAATCAATATGATGTCCATGTCGACAGTGGGCACATGCCAGGCATTTTTAATATTGGGAATGCAGTGTTCGATAACATCTACCACTGCCTGTCCGTTCATTAGGGCGTCTGGAATTTTCAACATCATTTCGTCTTTGGCTGTCATTGAGTAAACAGGTAGTTCTCCTGTTTCAGTCATTGCCAAACTACCAGCAGGCCAGTACTCACCTTGACTAGGTAACCTAATAAAGATTTTTGGTTGACGCATAAAACTGCTCAACGGGTTTACTGGTTTGGTAATTGTAGAATCCATGGTTTTTCTCCGAATAAATAACTTAAAGATAAGTTGTGTAGTTATTGCTACATCTATTTATCTACGCATATAACCTCGGAAAAACAATGGCAGAAGTAACCGGATCGATAACAAGTGCAGATGGCGTAAAAGACATATCGCTTAATAATGCCGCCACGGAAGCGACTCTGCGGTTATTATTACAAAGTAGTCTAACAGCCAACAAGCAGAGCATTGAAAACATTAAGAATCTAGCACAGAAAAGTGGACTAGATCCTGCAATGGTTGCTCAGGCCAACAGTGGTCTTAAGAATATTGGTCAGAGCACGATACAGACTACCAGCATGTTTAGCATATTAAGAGCCGCTGGACAAGAAACTGCTGATGAATTTAACGAATTGGATCGTGCAGTTTCGCCAATGATTGGCAAATTCATACAGGGTACTGCCAGTGTTAGTGATGTGTCTAATGCATTTGGTAAACTTAATCCGATATTAGGTATTGTTACAGGACTATTTTCTAGAATAGTTGATTTTCAACAAAAGAATTTAGAGTCATATCAGAAATTAACCAATGCAGGTGTTAACTTTGGCGGAAGTCTAACTGACCTAAGAACGGCGGCGGCCAATAGTTATTTGACATTAGATCAATTTACAAATCTAATGTCCAAGAATAGCGCAAACTTTGTCACCTTAGGTGGTAGTGTTAACGAGGGTGCTAAGTCTTTTGCTAAATTTAGTCATGGAGTTATCAGTAGCGACCTAGGTAATCAACTACTGGCCATGGGCTACACCACAGAAGGTGTTAATGAAAGTCTATCAAACTATATTGCTGTAACTGGAGTTAGCAGTAGAAGTGATTTAGAAAATTCTAAGAAACTACAACAAAGTGCAGGTGCTTATCTTGATCAGTTAGATCGTCTTGCAGACATTACTGGTAAGAGTCGTGAAGAACAAGAAAAACAGTTAAAACAATCAATGTTTGAAGCTGATGTTCAAATGACCATGAGCCGAATGACCAAAGAAGATCGTGATGCATTTAGTGCGGCTATGGAAGAAGCCGGAACATTGTACGGTCAGGCAGGTAGAGACATTGTTCTAGCACAGGCACAAGGTCGAGCAGTTACCGGTGAAGCAGGACAAATGCTGACCGCAACAGCAGGACAGGCAGCAGGTACCATTGCTAATCTACAAAATATTGCCAAACAATACGGTAGAGATAGCAAAGAATTTAGAGAAGCATCTGCTAAGAGTCAGCGTGAAGCAGGAGATGCATTAGACAAAATTCCTTTAGCGGCTATTAGTACAGTTGATGGATTCAAAAAGATAAGTGATGCAGAAAAAACAGTTGCAACTAATCGAATGGCTGGGTTAAAAACAGATGCTGATTTTGCCAAACGGGACGCAGATAGAGAAAAAGAAAAAGCGGCTAGAGATTCGTCTCAAGCTGCCGCAATGTCGGAAGCAAATAAGGCCATGCAAGAAGCAGGACAGGCTATTTTAGGCATGTTTACTCCTTTAATACAATTAGTAACTCCTGCTATTACAGCATTTGCTAATGGCATCAAAGATGCTGTTAATTGGTTTACTCATCTAGGAACATCTAGTAAAATGTTAGTAGCGGCTCTTGCTGGAGGATTGGCATTACTGGGAGTTGCAAAAGGAGCAAGTGCAGCCGGAGGCTTACTATCAGCAGTTACTGGTGGCAAATTAGGTGCTGGAGGATTAGGTCCTCTTGGATCTAAAACTAATCCTATGCATGTTATTGTTGTAGGTGGCGGACTAGGTGGTGGCATTGAAGATTTATTAGGTGGTGGCCCGGAGGGTCCAGGTGGCAAAGGCGGTAAAGGCAAAGCTGGTAAAGCTGGTAAAGCTGGTAAAGGTGCGCTAGGCAAAGGTCTAGGCGCGGCAAAAAATATAGGAAAATTTATCAAAGGTGCAGGTATTGCAGGTAGCGTAATCGGTGCATTATCTTTAGCTAGTGATATAACAGACATTGAAAAAGAAAAGAAAGAAGGCAAGATTACTGAACAAGAAGCTAGAAAGAAAGAAGGTGGAGCCGCTGGTGAAGTAGCAGGAGGTGCTGCCGGCGGATGGGGCGGCGCGGCAGCAGGCGCGGCCCTAGGTACATTAATATTTCCCGGAGTTGGAACACTTATAGGCGGTGCTCTTGGCGGGATTGCTGGAGGGTTTGGTGGTAGCGCACTTGGTAAAATGGGCGGAGAATATCTAGGTGGCAAAGTTGGAGAAGGCTCTACTCCAGAAGCCAAGAAAGCAGAAGAAGCTAGGAAAGCAGAAGAAGCCAAAAAAACCAAAGAAGCAGAAGATAAAAAGCGAGTAGAACAATCTAGTGCTGGAAAAACTTCTGCTGAAGAGACACTTGCCTTAAATAAGACTATGACGCAGATGCTTGCCTATTTGAAAGATACTGCTGAAAATACAAAACGCACACATGAAGCTACCAAAGACCTAAATGGTAACTTGTTTGCCTAAGAGAGAATAATATGTCTAATATTTTTTATGTTTATCAATATCTTAAAGAAGATGGAACCCCGTATTATATTGGAAAAGGTAGCAAAGATCGTATAAATGAAAGTCATTCACCCTGGGTTGAAATTCCGACCAAGGAATATAGACAGTATATTAAAACTGGATTAAGTGAAACAGAAGCATTTGATTTGGAAATTGAATTAATTAAAAAATATGGTAGAAAGATTGATGGCGGAATCCTAGAAAATATAAAATTATCTAGATGGGTCGCACAGTCTGGGTGGACACATTCTGAAGAAACCAAACAAAAAATTTCTAAAAAGAATAAAGGAAAAATTCGAACTGAAGAACATAAAAAAAATTATCGTAAACCTAAAACTAAAGATCATGCAGAAAAGATAAAACAGGCAAATTTAGGAAGAAAAGATGACGGAAGATATGTAAAAATAGGGTTAACAAAAAGTATGCAAAAATGGTATAACAACGGTATTGAGACAAAAATGTGTGTTCCTGGAACAGAACCTGAAGGGTTTTCATTAGGTAGAAAATTAAAGGAGTTACATAATGTCATGGCGTAAGTACTTCACACCCGTTAATACCGCAGGATCACTAAGTCCAATCAGCGGAGCAATGTCCAGTATGGGCAACAATCCTAGTCGTACAAACTATTCCAGCTATTTGCCCGATGTATATGCTGGACATCCTAATCGTTTAGAGCGTTATGGACAATATGATACCATGGACAGCGACAGTGAAGTAAACGATGCCTTTGATATTTTGGCCGAATTCTGTAGCCAGACTAGTGATGAAAACGGAACACCTTTTCAAATCTTTTTTAAAGAACAGGCAACAAATACTGAAATTAAAATTATTAAAAAGTATCTACAACAGTGGACCAAGTTAAACAAATTTGATATTCGTATTTTTAAAATTGTTCGTAATGCGTTTAAGTACGGTGATGTATTTTTTGTTCGTGACCCAGAAACACAAGCATGGATGTATGTAGATCCTGCTAAAGTAGATAAAATTATTGTAAACGAAAGTGAAGGTAAAAAGCCAGAACAATATCACATCCGTGATTTTAATCCTAACTTTGAAACACTGGCCACAACTGCTATTCAACCTAGCAATCAAAATGGTGGCGGAAGTCAATTTGGTGGTAGCTACGGATCAGGTGGCGGTGGCGCAGGCGGTTCAAGAGGCATGGTTGGTTCTTTTCCTAGTTCTGCCAACAGTAGCAGATTTTCTAACAATCAAAATCAATACGCTATTGATGCTAGACATGTAATTCATATCAGCATGAGCGAAGGTTTAGATAATAACTTCCCATTTGGTAATAGTCTAATGGAAAGTATCTTTAAAGTATTCAAACAAAAAGAACTATTAGAAGATGCGATCATTATCTATCGTGTACAAAGAGCTCCTGAACGTCGTGTGTTCTACATCGATGTAGGTAACATGCCAAGTCACTTGGCCATGAGCTTTGTTGAGCGTGTTAAAAATGAAGTTAACCAACGCCGTATTCCAAGTAGTACAGGCGGCAGTCAAAGTGTTATTGATGCAAGCTATAATCCGTTAAGCATTAACGAAGATTATTTCTTCCCTCAAACAGCAGAAGGTCGAGGAAGTAAAGTTGAAATTCTTCCAGGCGGTACAAACTTAGGAGAAATTGATGATCTTAAATACTTTACGAACAAACTGTTTAGAGCTTTGCGGATTCCTAGCAGTTACTTACCTACTGGTCCAGATGATGGCGGCTCAAACTTCAATGATGGACGAGTTGGTACCAGTTATATACAAGAATTGAGATTTAACAAATACTGCGAACGTCTACAAAGTCTAATGAACGGTGCATTTGATATAGAATTTAAACTGTATCTACATGCTAAAGGTATCAATGTGGACAGCAATATTTTTGATTTAAAATTTAATCCACCACAAAACTTTGCCAGCTATCGTCAAAGTGAAATGGATACAGCCCGTGTTAACACATTTAACACCATGGTTGCTATTCCTATGATTAGTAAACGATTTGCATTGAAACGATTCTTAGGATTAACTGCTGAAGAAGTGGCGGAAAATGAAACACTATGGAAAGAAGAGAATGTTGATGAAGATACAAACTTGTCAGCCAGTGCCGAACTTCGTAGTGCAGGAATAACTGCTAACGGCATGGCAGGTGATATATCTGGACTTACAGGAAGTCAAGAACCTTTACCAACTGAGGGAGGAGACACAGGATCAGCTCCTGTAGAAGGCGGAGAAGCCGCTCCGACTGCTCCTGCACAGTAAACAATAAATAACACTACTATGTTATTAAGAGAATTTACCTACTTTGATAAAGATCATGCCGATCCACAGGAAGATGATCGCTATCTTAGCCAAAACGACACAAGTATACTGCGTCAAAAAGAGCTAAGAAAAACTCGCTTGACATTAGAAATGATCAACGAACTACGCAAAGCAGGCGATGCAAGAGAAAAAGAAAAGAAAGAAGAATTAGGTTTAGTCCGTAAAATGTACGCGGCTCCACCTCCTGAAGCCGCCGCTCAGTAATGAACGAGATTATAATACTGGGTGATTCTCACACCCATTCATTTGCATCTAAGGGCCCGCGCCATACTGACGATCCCGCATTGTTTACTTCTAGAGATTACGGAGAGCTGATTACATCTCTGTATAGTGATCTAACTAAATTTTTAAAAACCAACCCTGCAAAAAATCTTATTGTTTGTTTAGGTGAAGTTGAAATTCGTGCGCATTGGTGGAAACACATAACAACTGAATATGCTAATGGTAATAGCATACAGAATTATATAAAAGTTAGAGTAAAATCTTTTTATGATTTACTTAAATTTACAGCAGATCTATATAATTTAGAAAAAATAGTTTTATTTGGCGCTCCGCCTGCAATGAACAACACTGTTTACAATCCTTCTTGGCCTTTTATTGGTAGTACATCTACAAGAAATATAATGATACACATGTTTAACTGTGAATTTATAAAAGCCATAACAGAAGATATTGCCGAAACTCGTATAGGTTTTGCCACAGGTTTTTATCATTGTATTGATCAAAACACATACGAAGCAGTTGATAATATTCTATCAGATGGCCTACATTGGTCGTCAGAATTAGACAATAATTTGTTTAGTTTAGTTGAATTGGTTATCAATGAGGACGGGTATTTTACTGTGGGTCCTGCGTTTGAGCACATGAAAGACCATGAGTTTTATCTGTCGCATTTGACTAAATCGGCAGGAAATTATGATACTTGGGTCAATGCTAACGACTTAGAAAATGCCGATTTATTCACTAGAAATATTATAGTAGATGGCGAAAAGTATCATTTTTTGACCATAAACCAACGCAAAGATATAGAAAAAGATTGTCGAGAACTGTCAATCTTGAAGCGCGAATAACTGGCACTATAACTTTTTTGTCTAAAAACTAAATATTTTTAACAAAGAATACGTCAAAGTAGAATAAAATTCTACCGCACGAGCCGAAAACCGACTGTTTTCGGCCTATTTCCAACATCAATTTTACCAACTGTGTAAATAATAACACAGCCTTGCCGCAACCACATTAAGGAGAATACTGCAATGTCTACAAAATTTGAACAATTATTAGACTATCTTGTAAACGAAGAAATGGATAAAGCCAATGAACTTTTTCATGAAATCGTTGTTGAGAAGTCTCGCACAATTTATGAAAACCTAATCGCTGAAGAAGACGATGATGTTGAAGAGTCTATGGATGACGATGTTGAAGAATCTACAGACGATGATGTTGAAGAGTCTATGGATGACGATGTTGAAGA